GAAACAAGCAAAGCGGTACCCGATTATCAAGGCATAGACCAAAGCAAGCTAGTGCCATTACTGGTTAAAACAATACAAGAGCTTGAAGCTAGAATAACAGCATTAGAAGCCTAAATTAATTAATAACTAAACTAAGGAGACAGACATGGCAGAAGCCAACGAACCCAAAAAACTTGTTATCAAGAATGATAAAGGCGAAGGCACAACGTATCAGGTCAATAAAATGGCAGCAGAGGCACAAAATAGCTTTGCTAAGTTAGAGATAGTTGCGCAAGAGTTAGATCAACTTAGATTAAAAAGTGCGATTAAAATAGAACAGTTAGAGATTGCACAACGTCATTATCTTGAAGAGATAAAACCGTTTTTGACAGAAGAAACCTTATTTAAAACAGAGAGTTATGAGTTTGAAAACGGAGAGCAATACACAAAAAGTAGCGTTGAACCGCAACCAGCGGAGAACTAACCCTGTAGCAGCAGAGCTAGAAGCGCATGAAAGAGAGTGCGCTATACGCAATGAGAACATAGAAAAAAGGCTAGACGCTGGACAAGCTAGGTTCTCTAGGCTGGAAAATATGATCTGGGGAGTGTATGGTCTGCTTATAGCCGCACAAATAATAGGCGAGGTGATAAACTAATGGCTGGTTTGCAAGTAACCGTAGAACCCACAACAGAACCTTTATCATTACAAGAGGTTAAAGAATACCTACGCGTAGATGACAGCACAGATGAGCGTGTACTTAGGCCGTTGCTTGTCGCAGCTAGAACGGCAGCAGAGAACCATATGAGTAGGGCAATTATGCCGCAGACCATAAGTTTTTTTGTAGATGCCTACGACGAATTAGCTGATCCGTTATGGGAAGGAACACGCACTGGTCCATATTTAAACTTCTATAAAAATTATATAGTTCTGCCAAGACCTACAGTAGTTAGCGTTACATCTGTAACAACTTTTAATGATGCTGACACTGGAACAACTATGGCTAGCAGTAGATACTACGTTGATAATGTGAGAGAGCCAGCAAGGGTTGTACTGCGGCAAGGTGAGACTTTCCCTACAGCCTTACGTGTTGCGAACGCTATCAAAGTTGTTTATGTCGCAGGATATACAAACGCTTATACCGTGCCAGAGCCTATAAAGCTGGGAATTTTGCAGCATATAGCCCATTTATATGAGCATAGAGGCGATATGTACGAAGCAGCAGCGCCAATGCCACCTATGATGCGTCATTTATATGCGCCATATGTTGTGCATCAAGGATTAAGTTCTTCAATTATGCTAGCAACGGGTTAAGTTATGAGCATAGTTGGTAAAATGCGCCATAGGGTACACTTGCAGAGCGCTACAAATACTACAGATACAGGCGGCGGGTTAGCACAAGTCTGGGCTGATGTTGATAAAGTATACGTTAGCATAGAACCTAAAAATGGCAGCGAATCTTTCCGACAAGGGCAGATACAAGATAAAACAACGCACGAACTAACAATGAGATACAGAACAGATATAGATACAAAGTATAGAATCAAGTATGGCACACGCCTATTCAATATAAACCACATTAAAAATATTGATGAAAGAGACAGATTCTTGCTATTAACTTGCGAAGAAGGCGTAGCAGTATGACTATAGTTAATGAAAAAGCGTTTAGGGCGCGTATGGAGAAACGACTAACCGTAGATGCGCCCAAGAAACTAAGCCGAGCGCTTACTAGAAGCGTTATGGTTGTACGCGGAGAAGCTATTGATAGTATTGCGTCAGGCGTAAAAAGCGGGGCTACTTACAAGCGCGGGGGAAGAGAGCATACAGCATCAGCAGCAGGAGAAGCGCCAGCAACGGACACAGGTAAATTGATTAGCGGTATAACTACAGAAGTTAAAATCATGGATAAGGTTTTAGTTGGCATGGTGAAAGCCTTTGCAGCAGATGGCGGGGGCGGTAACTACGCAACACATTTAGAATTTGGCACACGAAAAATGGGTGCAAGACCATTCATGCAGCCAGCTTTACAAAAAAGTGAAGCGAAGATTAATAAGATATTTAAGCAAGAAGGCGTATTTGATAAATGACTATTGGGCTATTTGCTTTACAGACTGCTATATATAGTGCGTTATCAGGAGATAGCACGATTACCAGCACTTTTGGGGCAGGGGTTTATGATGATACTCCAGAGAACAGCACGTTCCCTTTCGTAGTTATAGGGGAAGATACAACAACCGAATACGGCACAGCAGATGTAGACGGAGGCTCTACAACGGTCACAATACACGTTTGGTCGCAGTATAAAGGCAGTAAAGAAGCAAAGAATATAATAGACAGAGTGCATACTTTATTGCATGATAGTAGCCTGAGTCAGACTGGTTTTAATCTTGTGAATATGAGATATGAGTTTTCTGACGTACTACGCGATCCAGATGGAGTGACAAGACATGGAATTATACGGTTTCGTGCGATAACTTTAGGAACTTCATAGGAGTAGATACACATGGCGGCACAAAAGGGTTCAGCGGTACTAATAAAGCAAACTATTAGTGGCACACCAACAACAATCGGGGGACTACGTTCATCTTCATTGACTATTAATGAAGAAACAGTAGATGTAACCAGTAAAGATTCTAGTGCGAATAGGACGTTACTTGCTAATGGCGGCATTACTTCAATGTCAATATCTGGAAGCGGCGTCTTTACTGATAGCGCGGCAGAAGTTGCGTTTCGGTCTGCGGCACTAGGAGCGTCAACATTTCAGACATTTACATTTATAGTCCCAGACTTAGGCTCTTACGCTGGATTATATCAAGTAACTAGCCTTGAATATGCTGGAGAGTATAACGGAGAAGTTACTTATAGCTTCGGGCTAGAATCTTCTGGCGCAATAGCATTCTCAGCCGCATAGTAGGTATTTAATATGTCTTGGAAAAATGTGTGGGTTAAAAACGGCAAGCAAGACGTATCCGCTTTTATGCGAGGTGACGAGCTTGAACTACCTAATGTTCTTGGTGAGCCAAAAACTGTAATAGTAGATGGCAAATCAAGAAGTGTTGAATCTTGGCGTATTGATGAAAGAGATGACATCATAAAAATACTGCTTAAACCGCCAGTTGGCGAACAAAAAAAGAAAGGTGAACCAGATGGCGAATCCACTAAAAGCACAAATTGACATAAAGTTAGGTGATACTGACTACAAGGCAAGGCTTACTATAGACTCTATTATACAAATAGAAGAAAAAGTAGGTTGTGGAATTATAAAGCTAGCTACCCGTATGGGCGATGCAGATATTAGAATGGTTGATCTTCTTAGTGTGCTTACTCCCGCACTAAGAGGCGGCGGTAATAATATCCAAGAGACAGATGTTAAAAAAATAATTAGCGAAGTAGGGATAGTGGCAACAGCTAAAGCGGTGGCAGAATTGCTAGCCGCTTCACTTCAACCGCCAGAGGAAGAAGGCGAAGAAGAAGGTGAGAAAAAAAAAGAGGAAGAAACACTACTAGAGTAGATGATAAGCTGCCAATTAAAAGATATATGCAAGTATGTCTAGGAATGGTTGGGATGCAGCCTAGTGAATTCTGGGGCAGCTCAGTAATAGAGATACATTTAGCTATGGAGGGGTTTATGGAATTTAACGCATCAGAGCAAGACGAACCTCTAGGTAAAGACGACCTAGCTGAACTAATGGAGCTAAACCCAGACTAATGGCTAATGTAGACGAACTTGTCGTACAAATTAAAGCCGATACAAAAGGGTTGCGTAAAGGTTTAGGTCAAGTTAACAGCCAGCTAAAAAAGACTAGCGCTGAAACAAAAAAAAGTGTCGTTAATTTTAAAACGCTTGGAACAGTTTTTGCTACGCTTGGACTTGCAAAACTTATAGGCGGCACTGTATCCACGATACGGACTTTTGAAGATTTAAACGCAACGCTTACGGCTATAACAGGCAGCACAGAAAATGCGGCTATAGCTATGGCAGGAGTTGGAAATTTTACCAAAACAACTACCTTTCAATTAGAAAATGTTAATAGTGCGTTTGCAACATTATTGAATGCAGGTATCGCTCCAACATCTGAGGTTTTAAAAGATTTTGGTAACTTAGCCGCTGCATTTGGCAAAGATATTACGCAGATAGCGCAAGCGGTTTTTAACGCAACCACTGGCGAGACAGAGATGCTAAAACAGTTTGGTATTAAAGCCAAGCTAGAAGGCGACAAAATCACTATGATCTTTAGAGGGGCGTCTACAACTATAGGCAGGAACTCTACTGAAATTGTTAATTTTTTAAGAGGCATAGCGCAAGAAAACTTTGCTAATGCTTTAGAAGCCCGTTTAGGCACAATATCAGGCGCGTTTTCAAACTTAAAAGATAATGCCGCCTTAATAGCAGTTGCTATAGGCGAAGGCGGTGTGAGAGGGCTATTAGTAGACTTGGGTAAATCCGCTATTGACTTAGCTAAAAGATTAGAAAAACCAGCTCTTATAGTGGGCGCTATCATGACGCAAGCCTTTTTGCATTTAGGCGTAGCAATAGATTTTGTGAGACCAATAATAGATAAATTAGTTATAGCGATGGGTTTTTTTATAGCAC